TCTAATTCAGCTACCGCAGACTCTACTGCCTGTTGAAGTGCAGGACTTACGATACGAGATCGCTCTGAACTTCTTGTTCTATCCTCTCCAGACCATTGACCTCTCCATAGTCTGTAATATTCATCAAATTTTCTGGAATAATTAGTATCAAAATGGTTTCTCCAGTCTAGACACTTGTCTGTTACCCAACCTTCTAAGGTTTCTTCGACCATAAAATCTTCATTTGCACCGTAAGCCATATTAATATCCTGTGTATGCGTCTAAAAATTCATATTCTTCTTCTTCAAAGTCAGAAGTATACGCTATATTTGCTAATTGATCAACATATGCCAAAGAATCAATTAAATCATCATGGACTAAAGGGTTTGGAAACTGAAATAACTCATCTAAAAACTGCGTATTCCAATCACCTTTGTTTAAAACTATAGCTCCATGCTCAAAACGACCTTGTAAAGCCCAAACAATACGGTCAGTTTTCTTTTTATTACCATGAGTAAGCTCATCTACACGAAAAAATCTTTGGTTTTTCTTCATTAAGTCGCTTAAATATGGCAGTACTGCGTTTTTTAATGCTCCTTTCTCTATACCTATGGCAACAGGGCGGTACTCATCTACAGCTTCAAATATTTTCCTTGCTGTTTTTTCCACACCCCATCTACCATGAATAATATCTGCAACCCACCATCCGTCTTCATTTGCTTTAACAACGGATATTGCGGTCTGATCCAAACGTCTTGTTTTAGTTGTAATTTTATTAACGTCTGCAAAACCCGCAAGGTCTACTGCAATATAATATTCACCGGTATCAGGTTCCTCCTCAGAAAACTTTACGTATTTTTCCTTAAATAGTTCTGAGTCCTGAGCTTCAAAAGAAGCCATAAATTCTTGTCTAAAGGAAAATGCTGACATTGATTTCTTTGCCGCATTGATTTCCTCTTCATCCAACAATGGATTATCATAGCTTGTAAAATGATATCCTTTAAATGATTCATCTTCAGACATACAAGCGTATGTATATAACTCATAAAAGTGATTCCTACCCATTGGTGTTCCAATAAATAGAGCGTCACCTTTTTGGTCCGCAAGTGCCGGACGTAATATCTGTTCCCATACTTCCGGTTTCATGTCGGCATACTCATCCATGACAAGAAACCTAAGACTAACCCCTCGCATCGTTTCGGGTCTGTCTGCTCCTTTGAGAGCTATGGTAGCACCGTTTACTAATTTTATTTGTAAGTTATTCACATGACTTGATGAAATAACGGAATGACCTAACTCCATCAAGACTTGCCACATAATATCTCTAGCCTGACCTTGGGTTGGTGCTACGTAGAACACATGACCTCTGTCTGCTTGGAGTCCTCTAATGATTAACATCCAAGCGGCTAACCTACTTTTGCCTGTTCGTCTACCTGCGGCAATAACTTTAAATCTTGTAGTATCGTTAAAGACTTCCTGTTGCCAAGGAAGTAACGATACGTTTAACTCAGTCAACTATACGTCCACATCACCGGAGTTACAGAATCAGAACCCCAATCACGAGTATCAACATGGACAAAGCTACGACTAACTCCAATTCCTGAAAAACCCAATTCGATAGCCTTCTGGACCAATCGATACCTTTGTGTTCCGTCAACGACTTTGATGTCTGCCGCGTGTCCTTTTGAGTGTTGTCCTGCACTTTTTTTCTTAGCCTCTATTGGATGTGATGGTGAACGATAACCACTAGTTATAATAAATGGAAACCCGCACGCTTCTCTTAGCTCATCGAGCTTCTCAATAAATTCATCTTTTATTTCATTTGTGCCGGTGTATTGACACACAAACTCTTCTCTTGTAAAATACTTAGCCATCTATTACATCTCCTTCTATCGGGTCAGGTTGGATGACAGTCTCTCCTACACCTGTAATGTTTATCTGTATGGCTGACCTACCTGCTCCTTTTACTACGTCTTTTTCAAAGACAGCAGTTGGTAATATTCTATCCATAACAAGCTTCCATGCGGCCGCTTGATTCTTATGTTCGTCATTTAGAGCCGCATCGAATATCGACTCTAATACTTTTCTTGACTTTGGGGAAGACAACATCCTCCCCTTGTATTCATTAATTATTGCGGCATCACCTTTGGGCCTACCGCGAGACAAACCAGTCTTGCCTCTTTCTCTAGAGACCATCTCTGTTTTTTTAGGACGACCTCTCTTTACTTTAGTATTCATAAGTATCTCTTAGTTATCTTTAGTTTATTATTTAATTATAATCTTAATAAACAAACTAAAGGCATTTAGTATTACTTTAGTATATACTTTTTATTATAGCATATTTTTAAGCATTTGTCAACTATTGTGTAAAACATTGTGTCTTACTTGTGGTGTCCTTTAATTACTTGTTTACGTCTTGTGGGCGGCAGTTAGATTTCATTTGTAAATCAATAGTTTACATAAGGGGCCGAAGGGTTACTTTTTTTTCTAATTTAGCCTTTTTTGTATGCCGGAGGGTACAGCCACAGCACAAAAAAACTTGCGACCCCCCCGGGGCCTCGAGTTATCCACAGGTTATCCACAGGTTATCCACAAAAATATCCACAAGGCCCGAGGCTA